CTTGAACGCCAAGGGGCGCGCCTCGGCCAAAAAGCAAGGGATGAATTTAAAACCTCCCCAGCCGGAAGGCGGCAGCAGGCGCGACTCCTTTTGCGCAAGGATGTCTGGGATGAAGAAAAAACTCACCAGCGAGAAGACGGCCAAAGACCCGAATTCCCGTATCAATAAGAGCCTGCGGGCTTGGAACTGCTGAGGGTAGTATGTCTGATATTGAGTTGACAGACCGCGAACGCCTGATTGCCAAGGAAGCTGCAAAGCTTGCCCTTGAAGAGTTGTCTTCTGAGTTTTACAAAAAAGTTGGTAAGACTGTGGTGGACAAAGTTTTGATTGGTCTTGGTGTGCTTGTAGTCGGTTTTGTCCTAGGCAAAGGCTGGATCATCAAGGTCTAACATGCCAAGCACCAGTAAAAAACAACACAACTTCATGGCAGCAGTGGCCAAGAATCCTGCTTTTGCCAAGAAGGTTGGTATCAAACCAAGCGTTGGCGAGGACTTCCTCCAAGCTGACAAAGGTAGGAAGTTTGGCTCAGGCGGGTATACCCGCCCGGACAGGCAGAAAATCAACAAGCCAAAGACCGCGCACGGGGCTATGGCACTTTTTTCAAAAGGTGGCGATATGGCTACAAAGAAACTGTTCGGCGGCAAGGAATCCGTGAAGGAAGAACTTGCAGAAGCCAAAGCAATCAAATCTGGGAAGATCACCCCCATGCAGTACGCTAAAGGTGAAAAATCTGAAGGAGTACACGAGATGAAAAGCATGAAGAAAATGGCTTCCGGTGGCATCACCAACGCCAAAATGTCCCCTGTCCGCACTGCTGCCCCCAGCCGTGATGGCATCGCATCCAAAGGTAAAACCAAGGGCACGATGGTGACCATGAAGGGTAGCGCTCCTCTGGGTATGAAGCGCGGCGGCAAAGCCTGCTAAACCATGATGGCCAGCCGAGGGATGGGGGACATCAACCCATCCAAAATGCCCAAAGCCAAGACGATCACCCGCAAGGATGATCCGAACAAAGTCACCATGTACAAGCGTGGTGGCGTTGCAACTAAGCGTGCCTGCTACGGCGGCATGATGAAAGGCAAAAAGTAATGGCCACCAAACCCGGCTTGTACGCAAACATTCACGCCAAACAAAAGCGAATAGCTGAAGGTTCGGGCGAGAAGATGCGCAAGGTCGGCAGCAAAGGTGCCCCTATTAAGGCAGACTTCGTAAAGTCGGCAAAAACCGCAAGGAAGAAGTGATGGCTGAAAAATGGATTCAGAGCGCGATCAAGAAGCCCGGTGCCCTGCGCTCAGCGCTTGGTGCCAAAAAAGGCGAGCCGATTCCTGCCAAGAAGTTGGCAGCGGCAGCTAAAAAGCCGGGCAAGATGGGCCAACGTGCACGACTGGCACAAACGCTTAAAGGTATGAAATGACCACATCGGGGCTTACCACTTTTAACCTTGACCTCAACGAAGTAGTTGAGGAAGCGTTTGAGCGGGCGGGCTCCGAACTTCGCACGGGCTATGACTTGCGCACGGCCCGTCGGTCGCTTAACTTGTTGTTTGCTGACTGGGCCAACCGTGGCATCAATATGTGGACGTTTGAGCAGCAGACGATCACCCTTGTAGCAGGACAGCCGACCTATGCGCTACCTGACGACACGGTGGATTTGTTGGAGCATGTCATCCGCACCAACGCCAATGTGACCAACAATCAGGCCGACCTGACCATTACGCGTATCAGTGTTTCTACCTACGCCACCATCCCCAACAAGCTGATTCAGGGCCGTCCCATCCAAGTCTGGGTGCAGCGGCTGACTGGAAGTAGCTCCGTGTTGCCGGGAACCGTGCAGGCAACCATTGGCGCGACGGATACCACGATACCTATCACATCGCTGTCTGGGGTGCCGACAGCCGGATTCATCACGATCGGCTCCGAACTGATTGCCTACAACGAGACGACCCCAGCAAGCGGCTCAACGCCCGCATACTTGCTCAACTGCTGCCGTGGGCAGGACGGGACGACTGCGGCCAGCCATAGCACTGGGGCGGCAATCTCGCTGAACCAGAAGAACAGCATCACCGTCTGGCCAACACCAGACCCCGGCACGACCTATCAGTTTGTGTACTGGCGCATGCGCCGCATGTATGACGCTGGCAGTGGCTCCAAGACAATGGACGTGCCGTTTCGCTTCCTGCCCTGCCTTGTTGCAGGACTGGCGTATTACGTGGCGCTGAAGGTGCCCGATGGGTTGAATCGCCTTGACGTGCTCAAGTCGCAGTATGACGAGGCATGGCAACTGGCTGCTGGAGAGGATCAAGAGAAGGCTTCTGTGCGCTTTGTGCCACGGCAGCAGTTCATTGGAAGCGGTACTTAAATGGGAAACCGGTTTTCGTCCGGCAAGAACGCCATTGCGGAATGCGACCGCTGTGGGTTTCGGTTCAAGCTGCACGAATTACGCAAGGAAATCATCAAGACCAAGAACTACAATCTCTTGGTCTGCCGGATATGCTGGGACCCAGACCAGCCCCAGTTGCAACTGGGCATGTACCCGGTGGATGACCCACAAGGGGTGCGCGATCCGCGCCCCGATTTGAGCTACTATCAATCTGGCAACACAGGGTTGCAGATTGTTTTGACAAACGGCTCCGGCAAAGATGCTGCGGGCTTACCGTCAGAGGGTAGCAGGGTATTCCAGTGGGGCTGGAACCCGGTTGGTGGGTCGAGAAGTTTTGATGACCCGTTGACGCCAAACTACTTGGTGTTGAACGTGGAAATTGGTACAGTAACGGTGGCAACGACATAAGGAGTCGATCATGGACACGAAGACAGTAAAGAAAATCGCCGACACGGAAGTGAAGGCTCACGAGCGCCGTATGCACCCCGGTGCCAAGAAGATGGCTGCTGGCGGCGTAACTAGCAAGGCAATGATGCAAATGGGCCGCAATATGGCTCGTGTTGCCAACCAACGCTCTACCGGTCGCGGAGGCTAATCATGGCAAAAATCAACAACCTGCCCGCTTCGGCGTATGCCAAGCCGCACACAATGAGCGGCAAAGCGGTCAAGATTTCCGACAACCCCGGTGGCGTGCCCAACAAAGAGTACCTGCGTAATGCGAACGTCTCTGTGGCCAACTCGCGCAGCAATGACTACCCCGGCACCAAAACTAGCGGTATCAAGATTCGCGGCACTGGTGCAGCTACCAAAGGTGTGATGGCACGAGGCCCGATGGCATGAACTACTCTGAGCTTTCGTCGGCGATACAGACATACACGGAAAACAATTTTCCGACGATTACCCTTGCGGACTCGTCTACTGTATCTTCGACGGCTCAGATTAACCGGTTCATTGAGCAGGCCGAGCAACGCATCTACAACTCGGTGCAGTTTCCCTCGTTGCGCAAAAACGTGACGGGGACGATTACGGCCAACAACAAGTACCTGTCTTGCCCGGATGATTTCTTGGCACCGTACTCCTTGGCCGTGTACCCATACGGTGGTGGGGATTACAGCTACCTGCTCAACAAGGATGTCAACTTCGTGCGCGAGGCATACCCCAGCCCCACCGATACTGGCACACCCAAGTACTACGCGCTGTTTGGCCCCACAGTTAGCGGCTCCACAATTTCCAACGAACTGAGCTTTATCCTTGGCCCAACGCCGGATGCCGCCTACTCCGCAGAGCTTCACTATTACTACTATCCCGAGTCGATCACTACGGCCACGACAACTTGGCTGGGCGACAACTTCGACACCGTGCTGCTGTACGGTGCGCTGGTGGAGGCGTACACCTTCATGAAAGGTGAGCAGGACTTGATCTCGCTGTATGACGGCAAGTACAAGGAAGCCCTTGGACTGGCCAAACGTCTGGGCGATGGTATGGAGCGTCAAGACGCCTACCGCTCTGGGCAGTACCGACAAAGGGTGACCTAACATGGCACTTACCCAAGGCGCTACCAACACGTTCAAGACTGGCTTGGCGTCGGGCACGTTCAACTTCAACACGGACACATTCAAGATTGCCCTGTACACCGGGGCGGCTAGTTTGGATGCGACGACGGGCTCGTACACCAGCAGCGGGGAAGTCTCTGCTTCAGGCTACACCGCAGGCGGCGAGGTACTGACTGTCACCACAACGCCGACCACCGGGAACACGGGGACAGTCGCCTACGTGTCCTTTGCCAACGTGAGTTGGACTTCCACGCTTACGGCGCGGGGAGCTTTGATCTATAAAGACGGCGGCAGCAATCCGACCGTTTGTGTCTTGGACTTTGGTTCGGACAAGACATCGACCGCAACTTTTACTGTTCAGTTCCCCACCGCAAACAACACGGATGCGATAATCCGCATAGCATAGGATTTAATATGGCACTTGTCACTACCACCAAAGGCGATATGGACGATTCCCAGCTTGAAAAGCGGGAAGGTACAGTCGATAATGACAACGAGTTAACAACATGGGTTGAGTACTGGTTGGATGGGGAGCTTGTTCACAGGTCTGCCCAT